GACGATGGCGAAACGACGCTCAGTCGGAATGCGTTTCGAGGCCGCTTTGACGCGGGTGAACACCGTGTTGGTACCATTCGGATCAGACTTGATTTCCACCGAATCCTCATTGTACACAACGTTAAACCGCGAACCGGGTTTGAAACCGGGCAATCCGTACTTTTGCTCCTCGAGCCAAAGTCGGCGCTTGCCTTTCTGTGTGTGTAGTTTCATGGGCTTATCGTTCATAAGTATTGCCTTATATTGAGTGGTTGATATTCAAAACTTCTATATAAAGAATTTTCAAGTTGACAATTTTTTAAGTATAAGTATATAATTAAATAATTATAAATCAACATGGCTATATAGCCCTTTTCTAATGTAGTTTTGGGGTAATCTGTCTTGATACGACCGGACGCACAACCTATCTATTTGAAACTTATTTTTTTCTAAAATTTTTTTGTTATTATAATTACTGTGTTAGAATATATGGCACCTGGGGAGGGATTATCAAACGAGGACATATATATGGCTAGTTGGTACGATGACTTACTAAAGCGACAGGAGTATCAATATAGACAGGGACAACCGACGTATAAGCCAAATGCTTTCCAAGAGATGTTCACGCCCGAGGGTATGGAATATCAGTGGCAGGCTCCACTAGATGAAGGTGGTGGTGAGTACACGGGTTATACCCCTGGTGGATATGAGGGTGATACACAAACCCTTAGAATGGTAAAACCTCCTAGTTTAAGTGTTGCTACACCAACTGTACCAGATGGAACTCAAGCCAGCCCAGTAGTAACGCCATCAGCTCCACTACCTGTTGGTTTCGATGGTGAGAGGAGTAATAGTACACTTCATGGTTTTTTAACAGCGACAAGACCATCTCCACTCCGAGGTAAAGTACCTACACCACGCATGACAATGCCAGCACTTGAAGCGGGTTTAGACGCTGCTAAGGCTAAGGCAGTTCGCGGTGGTTGGATTCCACCTGAAGCAGATCCAGCAGTAGTAAGAGGAACTACAAGACCTACTGTAGATACTACTAGACCAGTACGACCTGGTCCAAGGGTAGGAGGAGCAGCATCGGCTAGACGCAGTAGTCGTGTCCCATTTGGTAGAGGAAGACACTCAAGGATACCTTTACCGGTAGTAGATGCAGCAATTCCACCTGAACCTATGGACCGCACACGAGGTAGATGGAGCCGATGGAATCGATGGGGAGGTCATAAACCAGCAGGAGTGGGTGGTGCAGTGCCAACGAGCGCAAGAGTTGCCCCTGGAAGCGGCGATGGTATGCCGTTAGAGAGTCGCACAACACCAAGAGGCACACCAAGCGGGGTTGGTGGTGCAGGAAACTTCTTTCGAGAAGGTTGGTTACGTAGAAATATACCTGAGCATGTTAGGAATCTAGGACATACGAAGACAGCAGCGTTCTTAAGAGGTTTAAACCCAGCAGCATGGGCTTTGACTGGATTAGACTTGGGAACCGCGGCTTGGGGTGATCCCACCGGCTTTACAGAACGCCAAGGACTTGCTGCACAAAAATACAGTGGTAACGAGCTAATAGACATAAACGCACAGCGCGCTATGCAGGGTTTACCACCGCTGCAGGGTCAAGGAGCTGGCGAAGAAGGTATGCAAGACTTCACAGAATACTTCATAGATTCTAGAAACTACGATGATGCCACCTGGGAAAATCCTGCTTCGTATTGGTGGGATAAGATGCCATGGAATAACCCTTCACCAATCACTCCACCTAGAACACGGACGCGTTACAGGCGGTGGGGGTAGATAATGCCCTGGAAACAAGGACAATCGGGTAACCCCAAGGGTAGACCCAGGAAAAGTCAAAAGACGATGGCTCAATTGCGGAGCCAGATTAGCGAACACTTGCCAGATGTTATTGAGGTTCTGGCTAATGCAGCTAAGCAAGGAGATGTACAGGCGGCACGAATCCTGGTCGAACGATGTGTACCGTCAATGCGGGCATTAGACCAGAATATTAATGTTAACGATTCTGTGCGTGGCATCTCTGATGAAGAGCTGTTAGGCTTAATGAATGAATTCGAACTCGGAACGGAGGCTAACTAATGGCAACAACTACAAGAATTATTGAAGACACTTTCTATGGCGGGCTTTCAGTAGCCAGCTTCACTGTGACTGTAGGGGGTTCTGGCTACACTAGCGAACCCACTGTAGTAGTGGCTGCTCCTCCATCGGGTGGAGGTCAAGCAACAGCGACGGCAACTATAGTCGGCGGTATAGTGACAGCGGTTACTATTACAGATCCAGGAAGCAGTTATATCCTTGCACCTATCGTTTCATTTACAGGCGGTGGGGGATCATTGGCTGCGGCAACCGCAGTAATGTCTACTGGCGATCCTACACTTTATACAGGGGAAACTACCGTTTTGTTAACGTTTGCAAATCATGGCGCAGCAACGACTATCGATGCGAGTGCTCAGTTGGGTGGATCTAATGGAACACAGGGGTTTCAGAAATATCGCATCAGCAGCATGAAATGGTCTACTGATCAAGCTATAGCGGTAACGTTTACGGGTACCGGACTTACAGAAGCTATTACGGTAGCGCCAGGACAAGGAAGTTTCAACACCTCAATAGAGAATACAACGACGCAACCGGGCACAGCTGCTAATGCTGACATCGTTGTTACCCCAGCGGCGGGTACTGATGGTTATGTATTATTGAAACTAACTAAAGAGGCGTTTGTGTAATGGCAACGACTATTAGTCCAGGTACAGTTACTGTAAAGATTACCGAAACGGTTTCTTTAAACAGTACTAATTACGATTCTATAAATACGCTAACAATTCCAAATGTAAACGAAATTAGTCAGCGCATTGTGACATTACCACCACAGGTAACTGTAGAGCTTTTTAAATTCTCTACATGGGTTGCTCCAGGGCAGTTTATGAAGGAGGATGTGCAGTATGTAAGAATCACAAACAAGGACGATACTAACCCAGTTGCTATTAACGTGAAATACGCGACTGGCAATACGTGGACGAGAGTTCCTGCCGGGCGATCTTTTATATTGGGTTCTGCTGAAGCCAGCACACAATCTGTAGCCTCAGGAACGGTTGGTGCTCCAAGTATGTCAGATATAGAGGTTATATCAGCCTATGGACCAACGGAAGCTGTTACTATGGATCTTGAATGCTACGTAGCCTTGACCTAGGAGGAAATCATGTCATATCTTGATGAGTTTTTAAGAGTTCATAACCCAGGTGTGCCTGGCATCCACCGAACGCAAGGTGCGGTATCAAAAATGGCAATGCCAACGCGCGCTGGACTGATGGGCACGTTAACGCCATCTTCTGCAGCGCACTTACCAGTTGGTGGACCGCCTCCACCTACCGGTCCATGGGCAACAGGTTATCTTAGAACCTTGCCAGGTAGATCTGGTGGTTCTACATGGGCACCTGGTACTAGGGCGAGCTTCTCCCCTTGGTGGGGTTCGTCTGGCGCGGTTAAAAGGGGCGCTGGTGATCGAAACATATCAGATGCTATGTATATGGCAGCGAATCAACGTAATCCTTGGGAAGATGAGGAGGAGTGGTTGATGGGACGACAAGGTGGTATGAGTCAGGGTGGTTACGGTGGCTTCTCGTAAAACTAGTTCACAGAAAAGGAATTGGCTTGGTAAGGCCTCTGCAAGTATGAAGCGAAGGGGTACGAAAGGCGCGTTCAGTAACTCTGCAAAAAAGGCATGTATGTCTACAGGCGCGTATGCTAACAAAGTTCTTTCAAATCCCAAAGCTTCACCCTTACAGAAAAAAAGAGCTAACTTTGCTCGTAACGCAATGAAAGCTTCTAAAGGAGGTTGATATGCCAGTAGTAGCAGGAAAACATTATGCTTATACAGCGAAGGGTAAGGCTAAAGCATCACGTGCCGCTAAAGCTAAAGGTGTTCCAGTAAAGCACGCCGCGGGGTCAAGAGCAAAATCGGGTTCTAAACGAACGTACGCTTAAGCTATGGCTATCATTAGAAATGTCCAGAAGGTTATTATGCCGGCTGCTACAAAAGGCATGCCTGAGGTTATCACTTATCTAAACGAAGAACCTTGGTCAGCTGGTTCTGATGTTGTCGTGTTAACTAACGGCGGTTCTTTTTATAGACGCCTTGGGAATAACTTCGATATATTAGATACACCTATAATAGCTGCAGACATCGTTATACCAGTGCTTGAGACCGTGGTTCACGAAGCTTGGCCAGCTACAGGTTATTTATTGATTGGGTCAGAGGTTATTCAGTACAGTAGTTGGACGTCTTTGTCATTTGTGCTATCGTCTTCTGTGCTGCGCGGTGCTTTTGGTACAACAGCTGCTGGTCATGCAGCGGCGGACCCTATAGCTGAGATTCTTCCTGGGGTTATAAGCAACATAGAATACGATACAGATGCTGGATTTGTTAACGTGTGGTCTACAGCTCAGCAATATGTATGGGAAATAGATGCACAGTCGTTATCACATCAGTTGGTATCAACCACGCCTGAAGTGTCTTTGTTTTCTATTCCAGACGACAACATTTCGTTAATAGAACTATAATGAGCCTTTCACTGGCCTTAGCAAATGGACTTCCTAAGGATGAGATACGCGCTTTGCTTTTATCAGAAATGCAACGACGCATGGAATCGCGGAAGACTCGCTGGACAGCACTCGAAGGTCCACAGAAAAAGTTTGTTAATAGTGAGCATCCTCATATACTGTTTGGCGGAGCGCGAGGAGGTTCTAAAAGTGTTGGAATGCTTCTAGCATTTCGCAAGCATGCAGAGAAATACGGGAAGGAAGCTCAGGGCCTTCTGTTCCGTCGGTCATTTCCAGAAACGGGAGAACTCATAAAGCTTGGTCAGTATGTCTTCGTGCAGGAAGGTTGGGAATGGAAAGTTGGGGAGCGAAAATGGGTCTCGCCCAGCGGAGCCGTGCTACAGCTTAAACATCTTGATGAAGACTCTGATGCGATGAAGCTGCAGGGGTTTTCGGTAACTTTCCTAGGCTTTGACGAACTCGGTAACTGGCCATCGCCAGAACCTATCGATATGCTTGGGGCTACTATGCGTTCGGCTGCCGGCGTACCGGTTCTGTTCAGGGCATCTGCCAACCCAGGCGGGCCTGGACATAACTGGGTAAAGGAACGGTATATTGACACTGAAGGTGGGGAATCGATTTTTATTCCGTCGAAGATACAGGATAACACTCCTCTGATGGAGAATGACCCGGGTTACGTTGACCGGATCAAAAAGAGTGGACCAGAATGGCTCGTAAAGGCATGGTTAGATGGTGATTGGAACATAGCACCGGGTGCTTTCTTTGAAGGCGTGTGGGATCCAAAGGTACATGTTGTAGAGCCTTTTGACATACCATTAGAATGGAAACGGTGGAAAGCGTACGATCATGGATACAAATCTCCAGCTGGATGCGTCTGGTTTACACAAGACTATGATGGTATAATCTATATATACAAAGAACGTTATTGGAGTTCTAAACCCAACAAGGGTGATGAGTCGCCCATTGAAGAGATAGCAAGGGAGATACTAAGTGTTGAAAGCACAGAGAGGAAAAATGGTGTTAAGTTTAAAAGTAATGTGGCGGATTCTTCGATCTTCATGCGTGACGGTCGCAGTAAAAGTGTTGCAGATGTATTTGCTGATTATGGTGTTGTGTGGGAACCTAGTTCGAAAGGTCCAGGATCTAGGATCCAGGGTTTACAGGAAATTGTTGATCGCTTGGCTAACGAGAACCTAAAGGTTTTCAATACGTGCAAGCACTGGTTGCGAACTGTTCCATCACTACCTGCAGACCCTAAAAGGGTAGAAGATATTGACACAAGTGCGGAAGATCATTTATTTGATGCCACGCGATATGGTCTTATGATACGTAGAGCTAGAACGGTAAAACCGAAAAAGAAAGATGTAGTACCAGCAAAGTTTACAATAGCTTGGTTAGATCAGTTAGATAAATTATATAAAGAGGATGAAGAATGGCAGATTTAGATCTTCAGTTACCGCCTGGCTCTGGGATGTATCCTAATATTCCTACTGATTCAAAGGGGTTGATTCGAAAATTCCAGAAAAATGTAGAGTTATCGTATACTAAGTGGAAGGGATATTACAAACAAATTGACTTCGCAAGGAAATATGCGTTGGGTCGTTTAAATAGTCGCTCTAATATTATGACATCATCTCAAGCTGTTCAAGAAGGTGGCAGACTTATTAAAGGTAATTTAATTCACGCAACACTGCAAGGGTTACTTCCTCATATCTATGCTCAGAATCCTGAGATAAAAATTAGACCTATGAAGGTAGTGGAACCTGAGGGTTATGATTACAGACCATATGATTTATTTGCACAAACTGCTGAATTGGTTTTAAATAACTGTTTGGAGAAAGCTCAATTAAAGAGAATCGCTAAACAAATATTACGCTCTTGCATGACTAGTAAGATCGGCATTGTAAAGGTTACCTACCAACGTGACTATTATACGGATCCATTAATTAGTCGGCAATTAAAAGATGCACAAAGTAGTTTAGCTAGGATGCAGGATGATATCATTAGATTGCAATCTGAAGATAATTACAGTGGTGACAAGGATGAATTAGTAGAAGAGATAACCAATATTATTGGTGGTCTAGAAGCTGAAGTTGATGTAATGCAGCGTGAGGGTTTGAATCTAGGTTTCGTGAGACCTGAAGACTTTCGCATGGATACATCGTTAGACTCACTGCAAGATTATGAATCAGCGCAGTGGATGGCTAATGTTACTTGGATGACACCGAACGATGCTATGGATCGCTTTCAATTAACTAAGAAAGACATTGGTGATTTTGTTATCTATAAACGAACAGCCGCGGGAATACAAAATAGACTAACAAAAGATGATGCCACATATTCTGCAGACACAGACAACGATGTTAATCTTGCGGTTGCTGTTTGGGAGTATTGGGATAATACCACACAGACGGTATACACTTGGATAGAGGGTGGTTCTACATGGATCAAAGAACCCTTGCACCCCAACAAGTTAGGTTCTGATTTCTTCCCATACTTTATTCTTGGTCTGAACTGGGTAGATGGGCAGGAATGGCCTATCTCAGAAACAGAATTACTGATGGCATTGCAAGACGAATATAATACGATTAGAACTCAGATGGCAAAGCATAGGGAGTTGTCTGCTCCTTTCTTCGTTGCAGACGCCTCTCGTGTTAACTATGAAGATATAGAGGTTTTTAGTAATGCCAGAATGGGTGAAATAGCTTTGATAAATGCTGGTGGGCAAGGTGTCAATCAAGTATTTCAACCTGCTGTTCCACCACCCATGAATCCTGTGGTATACGATACTAGTCCTATTCGTTCAGATATGGAGTGGATCAGTGGTCTTGGTGATGCTCAACGTGGTGGGGTTATGAGATCCAAGACAGCTACAGAGGCTAATATCCAACAGGAAGGGTTAGCTACACGAATTAACGAGAAAGTAGATCAAGTAGAGGGTTGGTTGCATAAGATAGCTAAATACAGTTTAGAGATATTAATACAGGAGATGTCGCCTGAAATGGTTTTTGAAGTAGCGGGGCCGAGAGCTTTTTGGCCTGTGTTAGAGATGGGCAAGGAAACTATGTACAACAATATCAATTGTGTAATAAAGGCTGGTAGTACAGGCATGCCAGATGAAAATGTAGAACGCATGCGTTGGACGGAGATTATGCCGATTATTATGCAGAACCTGCAGATGATTCAATCAATGAGACAGACCGGCATTCCAGATCAATTCAATCCTTATATTCAATTACTAGAAGAGACATTGAAACGCTTTGATGAGCGAATAGAGATTGGTAAATTCTTACCACCATTGCCAGAAGCTATACAGCAATGGTTAATGCAAACGGCACAAATGCAAATGACGATGGGTGATCCCAAAGGAGCAGGAGCTAAAATCCAAGCGCAAGTTATGGCGCCACCACAAGAGTTAAATGAAGCAGTAAATGCGCCAGGCAACAGAGTTGCTCAACGCACTCGTAATGAGTATCGAGAACCCCAGGGAGAAATTTAAATGGCAGAAGAACAGAAAGAGGTGACTCATGCAGAACAGTGGGATAGCACTTATGAAGTAATGCAAAATGCATTGACTGAGATGCATGAATCAGATCCACCTGAAGTAGAAGCTAAAGAGGAGGTTGTGACCAATGAACCAACAGAATCTATCCAACCAGAGCAATCAGCGACCGATACTGACACTCCCACCTACCAAGAAGCTGAGGCAGCACAAGAAGAATCCGGCAGTAGAGAGGTTGGCGCAGAAGCATCTGAAACAACAGAAGAAACAGTTCAACCAAGCGAGGAGCGCAAAGCGCGAACAGATTTAACGGAAGAAGATGCTGAGGTTTATGGTAATCTAAAACCTAAAGCTCAAGATAGATTCGAGCACTGGATTAATCGCGCCAAGGAACTAGAAGATATAAACAATAACCTTGAACAATCTAAACAGTTACATCAGTATATACATGAAAGCACGACGAATCCCGAGCAATTACAGTGGGCTGCCGAGTTGTTTAGAAATCTAAACTCTGGAGATTACAATTCAGCTCAAAGTGCCTTAAAATCTTTAGATCAATTCGCGGACAAAATTGGTGAGGCTCTTGGTGTAAATAAGACTAACAACGAATCAGCTTCATACTCTGATTTTGAGGACTTAAATGCTGCGGTAGATAATCTAGAGTTAAGCGAAGATTGGGCTAATCGTTTAGCTGCTGAGCGTGTTGGTGAGCATTCTCAACATCAAGCGCAAGAAATGTTTGCTCAGGCTAATTCTCAACAACATCAATACCAACAACATATGTCGACATTAAAAGACCAGGCGTACCATGATATAGAGCAGTGGGAAAAGAATATATCTTCTTCTGATGCTGACTACGCGGCCAAAAAAGATATTATGCTAGATGTAGGAAGAGAACTAGCAGCATCTAATATCTCACCGGATAACTGGTTACCATCTCTTCAACAACAGTATAATATTCTTTCGCGTGGAATGAGTGCCGCTACCACGAATGGAAATGCTAGCAAAAGGTCTGGGCCACTAGCACCCAGTAGAACAAGCGGCGGAGCAATACCTCCAAAGGACCTCGATACTGCTGAAGTAACTCCAGAGTTTCTAAAAGCGCATCTTGAGGCTATGAGGGAACAATAACAGGAAAGATGATAGTTGGGTTCATCGCCAATAGCACGTATAGACTCTCGTGTAGTCAACCTGTTCGGCGCACATTAGTGCAAAACTATTAACTAGGAATATTTATTATGACGGCAACAACTGTTAATGCTGGCGTACTAACTGCTGGTGATATAACCCAGTTAGGATACGTCTCTTTAGCGAATTTTCTGAAAAATAAACCTATTGATCAGATTTCTCAGCAGCGTCCACTGCTCAAAGCTCTTATGGCTAAAAAGAAGCCATGGGGTGGCGGTGTAGGTGGTTCTGGTGGGAAAATGATCGTCGAGCAAATTAGAGACAGTTACGGTGCTACCAAGTTTAAGTGGTTCGGTGACAGTGGTACTAATTTGTCCGATACGGTTTCTTATGCTAACAAGGATACTATCCGACAGGTTTATTACCCTTGGAACTCTGCCCATGATGGTTTTCAGTTCTCTGAAGACTTCTTGATTGGTAACGGAATTCTTATTAGTGATTCAGGAAGTACGCGAAACTCTAGTGATGCTAGCCTTGTGCAGCTAACTAACATCTTCAACGAAGCGATGGAAACCCTAAGGTTGGGTTTTGAAGAGAAGCTTGATGTTTCTCTACATTGTGACGGTTTTAATACCATTGGTGAAACTCCCACTCCCTCAAGTACTATTAACGGCTTAGATTTTATCGTGCCGTTGCATGGTGCTGCTGGTACGTGTGGCGGATTGAACCGAGCAACTGCTGTAAGTGCTTCTGGTGTTTATTACTGGCGCAACCAGTATGACAATGGTTTAGGTCTCAACACAGCGGGTGCTCCGGTGCCTTATGCTCATGCTAATTTATTGAAGGCTATGGGCAATATGTGGCGCGCTTGTCAGAAGAACGGCGGTTCGCCGAACCTCATTCTTGCTGGTACTGATTTCATTGCTGGTTACGAGTTGGCAGCGAAAGCTTCTGGCGGGTTGTCGCGTTACGCGGTTCAACCTGGTTCAATGAGCTCTCCATGGCACTTGGATCCTTCAGTTGAAATCAAAGATGGCGGTACTTTTACGGGTCTATTCTTTCAAGGCGTTCCTATTTTCTGGGATCCGACCTTTGATGATGCTCAAGCTATTGATAGTGGCAAGAGCAACAATAGCGCTACGTATGATACGGCTTGGACCAAGCGTTGTTATTTTCTAAATACCAACCATTTGTCTCTTCGTCCTATCGAAGGTAATGATATGGTCGCACGGAAACCCCCGCGTGAGCATACCCGTTACGAATACTACTGGGGTCTGACATGGCGCGGCGCGTTAACTGCGAATCGCCTGAATTGTCACGGTGTTATTTCAGCGAGTGGTGCGTAAGTTGTATGGATGGTGGGGCCTTCGGGCCCCATCTTCTACAAACATTAAGGGAGAATAAATATGTATACTATAAAAAAGGTACACGGTACTGTTGAGAAGAATTCTTCTTCTAAATATGTTTTTGATGTGCCCGCGCATGAGATACCAATGTTGATCACTAGGTGGGGGCAAACGGAATTTACACTTGGTGAGGTTATTCCTGACGATGTTTTCGTAATCGAAGACATGAATGTTGAGATGGACAGGTTGGTAGATCACTATGGCACTAGCATCCTAACGAGAACTTTTGGACCTGATTTTGGAAATGTAATACTAGAATCTGTGAAGAAGTTATCCAAAGAAGAGAGGAAAATAGATGGCAGTAAGAACATTACAGAGTCTAAGGACGGAACTAGGACAACGCCTAGGGTTTAGTTCTTCAGGTTCAGGTGCTATACTCCAACAGGGTATTTTAAACTCTGCTTTACGTAGCGGTCAAGAACAACTATTCTATGAGTATGGTGATGTATTATCGCATAGAGTAAACACAAGAGAACCTGGTGCCACGGTTGATGGTCAGGTTCTGTATAACTTCCCCGTTGATTGTGAACCACAGAAAGCCTTAACAGTTTCAATTCAAAGAGACTCTGGTAGTCCTTTTGTAGAGATGCAAATTGGAATTGGCGTTATTCAACATAATGCTGATCCTACTATAAACAATCAATTTCCTAGTCGGTGGGATATACTTAACGATAGTTCTTACTCTGGGGCTGTAAAGCCTAGGTTAGAGTTATGGCCGACACCAGATGCTGCTTACAATGTGAAAATAGAATACAATGCTGCATTGGGACCGTTTGACGAAGATACAGACACGACAACTATTAATCCTCAGTTAATATTACTGCATGCTATAGTGGCTATGAAGGCTCACTATCAGCAACCAGATTTTCAATTGTATGTCGGTCAATTAGATGCCCTGTTAGGGCGAATAAGAACTATTGGTTTACAAGCTGGTGGTTCTACACGCAGATACTTTAAGAGAACTGAAAGTTTTGCTCTTGATCCAGAGAATGCATGGCCAATTGGTTCTAACGTATCAACGCAAGCAGAGAATATAATCGCTACATACTTGAGTGGAGCGGGTGTGGACGGTGAATACATAATTACGGCGGACTCACCATGACATTGAAGAAAGTCTATGATATGTCTCCAACGACTAGCACCGTTGACATAGAGGATAAGTTATTCTATCTTTCAGAATCTCCTACGACTGATGAGAAACTAACGCTAAAACAGCATAGGGATTATATCAACGAAGGTATACTTATCGATAATGATGGAGCTGGCGCAGAAAGTAGTTTAACTAAATCAATAAGTCAAGCTTTTATTGCTGGCGCTGGAACGGTCACACTTGGTGTTAATATAGATGGATTAACCGCTGTAGGTACGACACCAGCCAGCGATGACTATCTTCAGATTTATCAAACTAGCACGTCGGATATAAAGAAGATATCCATTACTAATCTAGTTGCGGCTGCGGCTGGTGGTGGCGACGTTACAGGTCCCGCGCTTTCAGTAGATAAGACCATTCCTAGATTTGATGGCATTACTGGTAAAACCATAAAGACTAGCGGTGTTACTATTAGCGACGCTAATGCTGTGACTGCTGCTGGCGGTTTTATAGGTGCTTTAACTGGTGGGGTTACAGGTAACGTAACTGGCGATGTTACAGGTAATGTAAATGGTAATGTTACAGGCAATCTTACAGGTAATGTAACAGGCGATGTAACGGGAGCTTTAATAGGTAACGCGGATACCGCAACGGCTTTAGAAACGCCGAGAGACATTCTAGGTCAATCTTTCGATGGTACCGCTAGCATAACAGCTGATATCACAGATTTGAGTGATGTGTATTCTACTATGACCCCGGTGGGTGGTCAAATACTAACTTATAACGTAACGAATGGTTGGCAGGCTGAAACATTCCCCGGTGGCACTGGAACTGTGCAATCTGTTGGTATCTCTGTGACCCCAGGCACAGGCATTGCTGTATCAGGTACAAATCCGGTTACTACTACAGGCACTATTAACCTAGCCTTGGGTAGCATACCAAACGCATCGCTTGCGAACTCAACCATGAGTATAGCTGGACAGTCTTCAACGCTTGGTGGGGTAGACACTCCAATAAGCATACAGAATTTAAGCGATGTTGATAGTACATCGCCAAGTGATAACGATATATTACAATACAACACTGCTACAGGGGAGTATATCCCAACTGCTTTAGGAACTGGTGGTACAGTAACAAGTGTAGGTTTTGCTGGTGGTGATGGTATATCCTTTGCAGGTACTACCCCTGTAACGGGAGACAATATCGGTGCGGAAGCAACTTTTACGGTAGATTTAGCTGACACAGCAACGTTCACATCCACTAATACTGCTAGTAAGGCGGTTGTAAGAGATGTTTCTGGTAACTTTGCTGCTGGTACTATTACCGCTGCTTTAACAGGCAATGTAACTGGAGATGTTACAGGTGATATAACTGGAGATTTGACCGGCGATGTAACTGGTGACGTAACTGGCGATGTAACTGGTGACGTAACTGGTACCGCTTCAATCGCAACAACAGTCACAGTTGCTGATACAACAGATACGACAACGTTTGTAGGTTTATGGGAGTCGGCGACAGGCGATTTAGAACCGAAAACAGACGCTGGTATAACCTATAATGCTGGAACAGGAATGTTAACAGCAACTGGATTTACAGGACCTTTAACAGGTAACGCAACAAATATAACTGGTAACCTGGCGGTAGCGAATCTCGATAGTGGCAATTTGGCTGGCTCAGGAACATTCTGGAGACGCGATGGAACATGGGCTGCTGTGCCAGCTAGTGGTGACCCAGCAGGAACGGCCATCGCCATGGCCATAGCTCTAGGAGGGTAATATGGCAAATAATTTTATTAATGAAGGGCAACTTTTAACAATGGCGGATGCTACAGTTTATGGAGCGGTTGGTGTAGGAGATCAAGCTATAGTACACTCTTGCACTATTTCAAATATACATGCTTCAGATTCTGCTGATGTCGATATCAAGGTAACTACAGACGGTGGAAGCACGTACTACTACGTTGCTAAAAATGTCCCAGTACCACAAGGTTCTACATTGGTTTTAGATAAACCAATTGATATGGCCGCTGGGGATATACTACAAATGAGTTCGTCTGCTCTTAACACATTGCATGCTGTCTTGGGCATACTAGTGATCTCATAATGTCGTATATTGGCAAAGTAGAATTAAAAGCTAGTGACATCAGAACATCTGGTGTTATAACTATTAGCGGTGGAGCTACCAATACAGTTGCATTGGGCGGTGCTGCACCCAGTATACAAGCGGTTGTTTTAACTGTCAATGGTGTGACTCAGGCTACTAATACTTATACAATAGCAGGTTCTACGCTTACCCTATCCCCCATTACTGACTTCTTTGCTGATGGTGATACTGTAGAAGCTATAACCATCAACGATATCGGTACGACTATTACTCCGGCTGATGGGACAGTAACACTTTCAAAATTATCTCCTGGAGTGGGTTCTGCTGGGCAGTATCTTAAGACAGATGGTGTTAGTACGCTTTCTTGGGGAAGCAGTGGTACTACAGGCGATATCACCACAGCGAATAACTTCTTCCAGAATTGGAATGAAATTAGCACAGGCGGGTTGGTTACAAGCACGTTCGCTTCCACTATCAATGCTGCGATTATAGGGCCAATTACCGTGTCAGGCGCTAGTACTATTTGGGAAATCGACGGCGAATTAAATATCCTTTAGGAGTTAAACATGGCAAGTAAAATTTTAGTAGACGAACTGGCACCGCAATCACACGCGACAGATGTGACGCTTGCCACAGGTAAGAAGATCGCTGGGGCTAACACTCAATACAGAGTTACTGGTGGAGCATCAGGACAGATACTAACCAACGATGGCTCAGATGGTTTGTCATGGAGCGCGGCACCTACGCAAGGGGTGGCGGGTGCTTATACGATAAGGATGGAATCTGATTTTGTTGGTAGCGGGACAACCGAAACAGTGTTAGGTAATAGCGTTACATGGGCAGTCGATAATACATCTGGTTATGCAAGCATCGGTGGTTCGGGTTCTGTTGCATCTGGTGTTTTTACGTTAGGTTCTACAGGAGTTTGGCTGTGTAGTCTACACACAAGTTGTACCATTGGTAGTACAGCCCCATGGGAACTTATGAAACTGCAAACCACTATAAACACTGGTGGATTATGGACTACTAGGTCGCAATGTTCTATTTTGGTTCATAACTCTGAATACGACTCAGGAACAGCATCATGCATTTTTAATTGCACAAATACTTCAACACATCTTTTTAGAGTAAGTAGAGTAGCTGATGCCAACAACTTTGTAACTTTTAAAGGATCGTCAACTTTAAATTACACATACGTCAATTTCATTAAGTTAGGCGCATAGGGGTTGATTTATGGCTACGACTAAAATCAGATCATCGTCTATAGAAGACGGGCAAGTAGCTAACGCTGACCTGTCTGCTACGATAGGTGTTACGGGTGGTCAGATTGCAGATAATGCCGTAACCCTAGCTAAGATGGCTGGTGGCACAGACGGTAACTTGATTACCTACGATGCTAGCGGTGATCCAGCTTACGTTCTCACTGGAGCAGCAACTGAAGTGTTGACTTCTAATGGTGTTGGTGCTGCACCGACTTTTCAAGCGGCTTCTGCTTCTGGATTCATTGGCTACACAGTTTATACCGCAGCATCTAGCACTTGGACTAAAACTGACAACAATCCTACGATGCTGGTAGTCGAAGTGCAAGGAGCGGGGGGTTCTGGTGGAGGTGGTGGTGCAAGCAAAGGTGCTGGCGGAGGTGCCGGTGGTTACGTTAGAAAGTTTTTGAACGCCGCAACATTAGCCGACATAGATACATGCACTGTTGAAGTAGGCGCGGGCGGTCTTAACCCCACAACAAACTCGACGGGTAATCCCGGTGGAGCATCCAAGTTTTACAAGGCATCAGGGTCTGGATCTTTTCCAAGCATAGACGGTCTTGGTGGCGCTGGAGGTGTTTATAGCTATGGCGCTGGAGGACTTGGTGGAGTTTCTTCTGGTGGTGATCTAAACATAAGCGGCGGAAGCGGTGGTGGTAATTCAAATGAAAACAACCACGGTGGCGGATCGTTCTTTACTCCATCGCATTATTCGATAACAAGCGGATTAAACCCATCTGGCCCTGGAACAGGTTATGGCGGCGGTGGAGAGGGTTCACGGGTTACTGGCGGTGGTGCTGGTTCTAAGGGTGGCGACGGCATGGACGGAATAGTTATTGTGTGGGAGTACAAATAATGGCTAATTATGCTATAGTAAAAAACGGTGTGGTAGAAAATATAGTTCTTTGGGATGGGGTAACCGAATTTTCTGTACCTGATTCTGAACTTGTTGAGGCAACTGATAGCACTCGTGTTGGTGGAAATTGGGACGGAAATATTTTTACATTTGTAGAGCCTGATCCCGGCCCAGATACACGACCTTACGATGAGAAGCGTAAAGCAGAATACCCATCTATAGACGAACTGGTAGTCGCTCTTTGGGAGGGCGTCGTAGAAGAAAGAATGGCTGCGGTGACACGACTTGAAGGTGAGCGTCAGGCGGTTAAAACAAAATATCCTAAGACAATTTAGAGGATCGTATTTTGGCACTAACTAAAGTTACAGAAGACGTAAGAACACTGGGCGCAGGCGAGGTTGCGATAGGGAACATATCTGGTTCTGCTGCAGCTTCTGCTGGAACGTTTTTGAAACAAGATGGTACTTGGGGAGGCGCGGGTGCAGCAGATAGTGTATTCTGGGAGAACGCCCAGACAGTTTCAAGTGATTACACAATTACAGCAAGTACTAATACTCTTACGTTGGGTAATTTAATAATAAATAGCGGAATAACAGTAACGGTCCCCTCTGGGGCGAGGTGGTATATATTATGAGCACTTTAAGCGTAGACAAGGTAGAACCTGTAGGTTCGACACTAACGTTCGGCCAGAGTGGAGATGCGTTTGTGATCCCTGCTGGCGCAACATTTACAAATAATGGGGCAACATCGGGCTTTGCCGCTGGTAGTACTCATGCGAGTCAATGGAGAGTAACAGCGAACTTTTCTGGTGGTTTTGACCCGATCATATTAAATTGGGCAGCGGTAGTTGCCGACACACCACTAACCAACACTACATCGCCAACGAGTGCTACTGCGCTAGGCGATCCGATGGCAGTTGATGGAAGCACTGGTTTCTGGACTTTTCCTGTAACAGGATGGTGGACTGTAGAGTTTATTACTTCTTTTCTTCCGGGTGGTAATAGCAACGTAGAACTTGGCGGGTTCATAAACTATGCGCCAGATGGTTCTAGCTTTGTGAAAGTAACACAGGCAAATGGTACTCACGAGGGAGGTTACCGTTTTAACAGTCAAAGTATGTTTTTGATAAAAGTAGAAGCCACAGCGAACGATAAGGTTTCATTTGGTTTTGTTGATCCCACCACCGCGACCGTGTACGGAAGTGGCTCTATGAATTCGACTTACGCGACTTTTATTAGAATCGGAGGATTGTAATATGGGTATAAGATCAGAAAGTATTGAAGACGTATTAGTAGCCTTGCATCTTGGTCAATGGTTTGGTTGGGGTGGCAAAGAAAAGATTTATGAGAATCTAGTCATACACAGTGCTGATGAGAAACCTACCGAGGAATGGTTAGAGGAAGAACTAAAAAACCAACAGGCCGAATGGGATACGAAAGAGGCATCAAAGCAAGAAAGGTTAGATTCTGTGAAAGCAAAATTGGAAGTGCTGGGCTTAACATCTGGCGAAATTAAAGACGCTTTTGATCTGTAATATGGAGTTAAAATGGCATATATAGGAAACTCACCGCTACCTAGCGGCAACTTCTCTGCAAGTAGTCATAATGGCGGCACTGCAGGTCCGTTTGCTATGGGGCAATCGCCAGGCACTGAAAATGCTGTACTAGCGTTTATAGATGGTGTAAGACAGGATCCATTAAATTATAGCATCTCTGGGAGTAATTTAACGTTTACTTCTGCTACTCCTGCTGGCACTAATAACGTCCAGATTTTAGTATCTGGTAATGAATTAGGTCTAAACGTGCCTGCAGATGATAGTATCGCTGTAGGCGCATTAAACACCACTTCTGCCGGTACTACGGGCCAATTCTTAAAGAAATCAGGGGCATCTACTATCGATTGGGCTACCGTAGCCGGTGGATCGATTACAACCGAAGGTGATTACTTCTACAATTACAATACGATATCATCTAATTTAACAACTACAGTAGCATCAACCAAGGCCGCATTCGTTGCTGGTCCAATTACCATCGCTGATACGTTTACTTGGACGATCAGTGGTGAATTAACAATGATCTGAGGACAACATTATGGCAGCAACACTTTCACTAGACACCATCACCAGTTCTGGTAGCACTATTACAGTACCTACTGGTAAGACGCTTGCAGTAACGACTGCTGGAAATCTAACAATTGGTGGCGTGCCGATCACTACTGGCGCTCAAGGCGTTCTTTCTAAGACCACGGCTTACTCTATTGTGGCTGGCGATTTTACAGGCAAATCAAGTCTTATAGTTTTTGTGGATGTGTCGGCAGGAACGGACACGGAAACAGTAATCACATTACCTGCCGCCGCTGACTTTAGCACTTGCGCGATGCATGTGATTTCAACAGCGGTTCATGGTGCTGGCAATTCCGTATCCATTAAAAACAGTTCAGCAGTTGAACAATATACTCTTTATGCAAAAGGCGACCATTGTGAATTTGTAAGTGATGCGACGAATGTATTCAGAACTGGCAACGAATACGTTACCGTCATGGGAATCGTTTACTTAACGACAAATGCATATATCGCAGCAAATGGTCGCATTGATGTGTTCGCTTATGGGGGGTCATCGTCGTACAGCGTGGAAACAGACATCGCAAAAGGCTGGAGTACATCCAACGACGATTATACGATTCCGCAAACTGGTAACTATATGTTTGGTGGTCATGTCGCTGGAACTCCAACAGGGGTTTATGTCACTGGTTGGCAAGTCTATAACGTCACACAAACCAAAGAATACAACTACGTCAACGCTGGTTGGAACTCAGCTTATGGGTTTGGCAATATGTCCGACTTTCCTATGCACGCCACAAAAGGTGACGTTCTAACCTTTTGGTGTTCACTTCATAGTAGTGCGGCGTATGTCTTAGGCGGGTCCGGGAACGCTCAAGGAAGTAAACTCGGGTGGCGCTTGATAAGGCGAGATTGACGCTATGCTTCAAACATTGATTGATAGCACACCGGAACGTGCTCAAATCTTTTCCGCTTTGATGACGGAACTTGGGTCTGATCCAACAGATCAGCAATTTGAAGATGCGTTAGCCATATACAGTTGGGGCAATGTTCGCACGAAACGAAACGCACTCCTAGCCGCAACAGACTTCTACGCTCTGTCCGATGTAACTATGTCTGACGATATGGAAACCTACCGTCAAGCATTGCGTGATCTACCAGCAAGTGTGGAGAATTCTGAAGACGTAGTGTGGCCTGAGAAACCCGCATGAAAACCTTGTTGGGAGCGCTTCTATTAGCAGTTTCGTTGTCTGCACAGGCAGAGAAACCAAAGATATATCAGACTGTTGTATCGGTTAACGTTCTATGTAGTAAGGGCGGTCCTGAGTTGCTTATGAAGGAACTACTTGATGGCTATAACGAGAAACCTGTCCATGCTATGGATATCAGTGCGATTTCTGGATTAAATATACAAATGTACATTACAGAGAATAAAAACAATCCAACAAGTACCGTTCTACTGCACAATCAGAGCATAGATAAAACCTGTATTTTCTGGTCCGCTAGAGATTATTTGCGAACCTTGGAAGTAGAGAGTTTACCCGCTAAAATGCCTGAGGTTGAAACAAATAACAAATCACAAAAAATAGCAAACTAATGACTGAACACACTGGATTAGATCGACGGGGGAATGGCGGATGGCACATGTCGAAGAGTCTCAGTGTTTCTCACCTACTAGGAACGGTTGCTATTGCGGTTGGGTTCTTTACTTATGTTACTGGAATTGAACAAGATACCATTCGTAACCAACTTGAGCTAAAAAGTCTGGTTGAACGTATGGATAGGTCAGATGCTAGAAACTCTGAGCAGTTTGGGGAGATAAAAGATATGTTGAAATCCCTGTCTGTTAAGATAGACAATCTAGGCCATAGACGTGAACGATAAACATTCACACTTGAGGAAACTTAATGAATATATTAAAAACTTGGATAAAAGAAAACCCTGCAATAGCGGTAGTGGCAGTTCTAATCATCGCTACTATTGTCTACTCCCTACTCTTTGGATCGGCGGATGTACAAGTCTAAAGAAAGCAAGCTTAGTGGGAGCGGGAGCTCTAGTTCCGGGTGCGATTGCATCGATTGCGACTTCGGGGACTGCTCCTGTGCTTCTGGCCTCTACGGTCGGTGCCTCTGTGACGAGTGTGGTTGCGGATCAGATAATATCCCAACCTATGAGTTCGCAGAGGGGGCAGGACATGACTAGTTGTGCCCCAGATAACTTCTGGACACTTTTAGGTGATCTCGTTGGTATGGGGGGTTGGTTGTTAATATTGGTGATAATCGTGCCAATGGTGCTCGGTTGGCTATTACCAGGTCCGCTTGAGAGAGCGAAGAAGAAACGAAAATGAATATAGATGCTAAGTTCTTTAGTGCAATAATCTTTCTTGTAATACAGACATGTGGTGCAATCTGGTGGGCTTCTGGACTCTCTGCTGAGGTAGAGCGTCTAGCAGGCATCCAGGGACGCGCTATACCTGCTCTAGAGGCCGAAGCTAAGCAATGCGGTATCGAGATACACAACCTTAAGAAACTCACAGGGGATCAAGAGAAGGTAGCAGAATCTGTAAAGAATCTAGATGTTATGCTGTATAGACTGCAGAGCATAGAGCAGATGTTAGATAAGATTTTAGCAACAAAGGTAAGGTAGGAGAAGTTTTATGGATCAATATCAGCGATATTTAGCAGATGAACAAGCTAAGAGCGCCGCGATGACGCAAGCCGCTACGGGTGCCGGTGCTGCAGCGTTAGGTGCTTCTACATTAGCAGGGTTTAATTGGCCAGGTTCAGCGGCAAGAGCTGCCCCAAATTTGATGGGACCTCTTGGTGTATTAGCCGGAATGCTTATGCCTGGTAAACTTAACAATCCAGAAGCAGATCCTAATTGGAGAAATAAGTTATATCCAGGTGTTCCTGGGGCGCAGGGTGAGAATTGGTCTGGGAAAACATTTCCATGGCAAGAGCGCGAGTATGTTGATGAATATGACGACACTTCTATAGTTGGTCAAATGAAGAGGGATGCTGGTTACTACTAATTATGTCTACATATACACTTGACGACTTTAGAGTAGGTATAGATCGTCGGCGATCTGAATTGGTTGCTGATGACCTAGGTCTTGTTGAGTGTAAGAATGCCTACGTTACAACGGGTTATGCGATTGCTAAACGACCTGGTTTAGATAAAATAACTGCGACTGCCATGGATCCCTTCACTAAAGGGTTGTTTATATTTGATGGTAAGATTTATACAGTGAGTCACACTGGAGCTTCTAATCCTGGATTATCAGGTTATGGGATAGGTTCTGGTGGACTTTCAAGTGTTATATCGACTTTATACTTGCCCAATCCCGATGATTTAGCAGATAATGTAAAACGCGTGTGGCAGTTTTTAGTTTTTAACAGGAAGCTTTACGTTGTCGTAGAGTATGATAGCGGCACAATAAGACACTTCTACCCCTCTGGAGGAGGTAGTGAACCATATGGTGTAGCAGATGCTATTACTGACCCTAACTGTCCTAACACGAAATCTGTAGTAGTGCAGAACTCTAAGATTTATGCTGTTGGTCCAAATACAGCTGACAATGCTTATGTTAGATACTCTGCTACGGAAAAACCAAGAGATTGGACATCGCCAAAGGATGCTAGTGGACCCTTGGGTTTACCTGCTGGTTTAGAATCGCCAGATCAAGATGAAATAGTTGCGTTAGGTACTTACAAGAATTCTTTGATAGTATTCATGACAAATAATATTCAGTTATGGGATACAGATACTGATCCTATTAATTCAAAACTTAAGATGGTGGTGGAGAACGCTTATACAAATTACCCAAATAGTATAGCTAAAATCGGACCTGATGTTATATTCCTTAATAGAGACGGATTTAACTCTGTTAGTCAAATGCTTTATACTGATGATGCTCAATCAGTAGATATAGGCGCTGCTATAGATGATATAGTTACACCACACTTAGATACACATGATTTGTTATTCCCGCCAAAATCCATTCATTATAGTGGCTTTTCGCAGTTCATGTGTATAGTTGAAAAACAAATATTTGTATTTACTTTCTCCAAAGCATCTGATGTCCATGCTTGGTCTAGATATACAACCTCAGATGATATTGCAGATATCGCTGCGCATCGTAGTTATTGTTTCTTAAGATGCACTAATTTATCTGGTGCTGATGATATTTATAGTTTTAATCCTGATTCATTTCAAGATGGCTTCTCGACACCTTTGTTCGATATGAATATCACTAATTCATTTCAAACTTTAAGAGCAGCTGGTAGATGGAAGAAGGTTTATGGCATGGACGTTTTGTTTAATGGTGTTGCTGATTTCCAGCATAGATACGATGCTAGATCTCCTACCGAGAAAACTACAGCTATCTCTTTATCTGGTGATTCAAGACCAGGACAGTTAATTCCTGTAGAATTAATGACGACCGAGTTAAGTTTCGATATTAATCAAACTGCTAACTCGACCTTTCAACTCAATAATATAAATTATTATTTCGATCCTTTGGGGCATTTCTAATGGCTAAAAGAATGGTGCCGCATCGCGCGCCTTTATACAAAGCAAAAAAAGACTTACGTAAACTATCAACCTTCGCTGGTGGAAAAACGCCACTGCCTAAGCCTTACGAGGGTGCTAAGAGTAGGATAGCAGGTGGTACAGCTTTAGCTGACACTGTAAGCGGTTCACTTAAAGGTAGATTACCTAGGTATCGAGCAGCTAGCGAAACACTCGCTAAGAGAGGGTTGGATGCTGCTGACGTAGATGCAGAGCGTAGACTACGCCACGCCTCTGCGCGCTCCGGGACTTATAAGGGTGCATCTCATAAAGATGCTTTAGTAGATGCAATGAAGGCTAGTGCTGGTAGGAGATCTACTTCAGCAACTGGTATACTTAAGTCTGAAATAGATAGGAAGAAAGGTCTTACTGCTACAACTGCTGGTATGAAAGACCTAGCTGCTCGTGGTAGGTTAACAGGCACCGGCATTGTACCTGCTAAGATGCCGGACATGAAGAAATCATTAGCTTCTGTGTTCGGTAAGACGGCAGCAGGTGCTGGCGGTTACACTCCATATAGAGGTTTCATGGGTGTTGATAAATCTGCCATTAGTCCATTTCCTTGGTAGATATAGTTAGGAGATAAATTATGAGTATGCCTGTTTTCGATGCTGCAACTGTTCTACAGACTATCGCTTTTGTTACTAATTGGTATCAAGAATATCAAGCTAAAAAAGCGCAAGAAGAAGCTGCTGGAGAAACAATAACACGGGCTAGTGAGGATATCAATCTTAGCTTGCGTGAATTGGTTGACAAATATAATCTGACCAATGCAGAGGCTGCGGCTTATAATGATAAGTTGGCCGCGATGGAAGAAATCTCTGGAGCTAAAGGTGGAGACACTGGAGCTATTGTTAAAGCTATGATGGATACAGGTATCTTAGATGCTACACAAGCAAATTATTCAACTTACCTTAAGGCCGCAACTGACCCATCATTTGATCCAGGCGGCGCGTTAGGTGGTAACTATACAGGTGCTGGTGATCAATTTGCCTCTTCGATTTCAGCAGCTATGGGTCTTGAAAAGACTGCGGCTGATATAGAATCCGATGCTGCCGCTACATTGCTTGCGGGTGCTGACGAGGAAGTTAGACTTGCTGATGAAATGATGAGTGCCAAAGCTAAGTCAGCCGAGGGTGACACACTGAAGGCGGCAATTGGTGAGAGTGCTAAGGTAGATAAAGCATCCCTGAAAGAAAGAGAAATAAGAGCTGGTATGGAAGCTGGCTTAGAGAAGGCAGCGATAGATGACAAATATAAAGGTCTTGCACCGAGAGTGATTGGTCCTAAGATTCCATCATTACCAGGCTGGATAAAGTCGGGTTCCGAAAAAGAGGTTGAGGTAACAGCGGGCACATATGGGGGAAGAGGTGATTACAGAACAATGCCTAAAACTGGACACGACATGCTGTAAAATAGGAGAATAAAATGCCACAACCAATTATACAAGGCGAAGGTAGTGGATTACTAAGCGTACTGTTTGGTATTCCAAAGGCTTTAGCTAAGCAAGAAGAAGAATGGGCAAGGTCAGAACTGTATAGAGCTCAAGCTGAAGCCTTACGTAACGAACCTCCAGGTGGGTCATTAACGTTAGGCCAAGCTATGAAAGGCCAGCAAAGCGCTATGGATGATATACTAAACGCCACAGAAGAAGCTGGATTAAAAGATCCTATGAAGTTTTGGTTTGATGATCCAGTTTATGACGAACAAGAAGACAAAAGTTTCGAAGTAGATCAAGACGCTTTCGATGCTGTGTTCGGTATTAATGGTGAACAAAAGTTAAGTCAATTACAGCAACTAGCATCTGAAATTAGTTTTGCAATGCAGAAACAGGGGCAACCTATGGGTTACGCTATGAATTGGAGAAACTTATTAGGTAGCAGTCAAAATGAGGACGGTACGTTCAACTTCGATACTGCTATGCAACAGCTATTAAAGGCTGCTGCTCGAGTGGGTATCAACACGACAAATCAAGAACTGTCTCGATTCGGGTTATAAAATCAAATGGCTCTAGACCAGGAGCGTTCAAACTATTATCTCGACCTTCTTAGAAACGCAGAAGCTTCCGGTGATATAGCTGCTCTAAATAATATACGACAACAATACCTTACTGAATCAGGAACACCTGAGGCGTACGCACCTATTGCTTCTGTGGGTCAGCAGGCATTTCAGCAGTCTAAACCTAGTGGTTGGGATATCCCATTAGAGGCTATCAAAGCACCTATGCGGGGTATGGGTGAGACTATAGCGGCTATACCTGGAATCGATGTCGGTCTAGGTGAGGCGATGCAATCATGGGCACAGCCCGATGCTCCAACTTTTGCTGGGGAACTCACTCAATCTTGGGGTCCTGAATGGGCGCCACAAGATATTGGTGGTGTTGTTAGTAATCTACCAGGAGCTGCTGCTGAACAGACGGGTCAAATAGCTGGTAGTATGGCTTCTATGAAAGCTGGCGCGGCCGCAGGGGCTAGATTTGGACGGTTCGGTGGTGCTAGAGGTCGAGCTATAGGTGGTATTATTGGTGGGATACTCGGTCCTATGTTTTGGTCTGCATCCCAGGTTGCGGGTCCTACCGCTAATAAACTTGCCATAGCTAATGGAAGAGTAGAACCTGACTCTGCGGATTGGGCTCAAGCTATATTAACAGCTGGCGCAGTAGGTGCTTTAGATAGAGCTGGTTTAGGGGCTATCATGAATACGGCTACTAAGGGCGCACTGCGGTCAGTAGCAACAAGAACCGCCGGTGGTATGGCGGGGGAGTTGGGAACTGAGGCAGCACAAACTGGTGTGGAACAACTGGGTTCTACATACGGAACTCCTGGTGGGGTTGAATTTGTGCCTGGTGAGATAGCATCGGCTGGGATAATAGGAGGGGGTGCAGGTGGAGGCGCGTCAGCCGCTATGGCCGTTCCTCAAGAGATAGTTGGTGCAATGCCAGCGGATCAAGAATATATGAGGCAAAGTGCTTTAGCTGAGCAAGCGCGCTTAACAGGGATAAATCCTGACCAACAAAGAGTGTTCGATACATTAGAAGGTGCGCAACTAGCTGCCGCTTTGGAGGGTAGGAGAGGCCCAACATCAGAGACTGCAGGTTATTACGATCCAATTACGGGCACATCTAATGTAATCGTTGAAAATGCTTATCGCGAGTTAGGTGGTAAACCTACTCGTAAGCAAGTACAAAAATACGTAAGAGATTTAATTGCAGAGGAGTCTATAGATCATAAAGTATTTCTTGAAAACTTACAAGACAAGGCTGGTTTTTTAGATCAGTTTTACAACAAGCGCAGAAAAGACATAGACGAATGGTTGTCACGTAATTCACAATATGCTGAATATCTACGGAGGCCAAATGGTCATAGAGACGTAGCTGCAGAGTTTATAAGTAGTGTAGCTCGCGCTAAGGGAATAGATGCTAGTATCACAAAATCTATTATCGCCAATGTCAAGAACTTTTTGAGAAAAAAGGAAATATTAGGGTTCGAAGCAGATTTTTCCAATAGTCAAATATATGATTTGATTACTAAGGCTGCTGTACAGGCAGAGCGTGGAACAACTAAGCAAGCACCTATTATCAATAAGGAAGGTATATTAGAATCACGAGACAATGTAACACGGTTTCCTGATAGAATGCGAGAAGTAGCTGTTGAGCGTGCTACGGCTCCTAATGAAAAAGTTCGTTTTAGCAAGCAAAGAATGGCATCTATCCAAGAAGATTGGGATGATAATGAACTTTATCTACGTAGAGAATATGGTGATTTTGACACGTTTGAAGAGGCCGAATGGGATCTTAATTATGAGGTGTGGTTGGACGAACTAAGTGGTGCCGTTTTGGAATCACGTGGACCAAAAGATCCAAGTCGCAGGAAGTTTCTGAAGCAGGTTGGTGGCGCAGCTGCTGGTATTGCAGCAGATCCTAGAATGATACTAGAGCCTGCAACGCGTTTAGTTCCAGGTGATCCATTTGTGCAACAGCTAGCTGATGTAGTTGTGCCGGATATAGATACAATATATAAATTTGATATCGCTGTAGATCCTAATGCGGGTTGGACTAGTTCTGATGATCCAGGTGAAAGATCAATGGAAGTTACGTTTCATTACGATGCTAACCAAGAATTGATAGAGGTTTATGAGGGAGAAGAACTTGTAGATACAATTAATATTGCAGAGAATCAAGAAGATGTTGATTCTCTTATAATACAATATGTCAATGATGAGTATGGTCGTAAAAACGTAAACAGTGTCCATGATCCTATAAGAGATCCTGAAGGAGAAGGTGGTGATGATGGTGGTCCATTATCCGAAAGTGAAATGGACGCGTTTTTTAATGACGCCAATACTAGTTACAAGCAACAAGCACAAAATATGGTTGCTGGTCAACTTAAAAGGAAGATGGAGTCTGGGCAGAGGGAATCCTTCGCGCAAATGGTAGAAGAGGGTACTGTAAGAGTGCCAGACAGGGCTATCACTCAACAGACATGGCGTCGTCCTGCAGTGGAGCTTACAACCCAACGCGGTCCTGCATATGATTACTTTGATGAACCTACAACTCCACGCTTACCAGAACGAGAAACCCCGCGACTACCAGAGCCCAAAGCACTTGCTATAGAAAGGCCTACACAGAAAGCATTGCCTGCGCCTAAAGAAACCACAGAAAAAACAGATGCAGAATTATATGTAGACACCATAGATGAGATCATGAATATCTATGATGAGGATGCTACTGCTGCTGAAGCCGCACAAGACGGTACACTGGATTATCGCATAACTTCTTATGCTGCCAATACACCCTTTACAAGAGAAGAACTTTGGGATGGTGTAAATCAACGTATTGAAGCTTTAGAAGAGCCGGGCATATTAGAATCAAGAGCAAGAATGCCCAAGAAAGATACGGTAGTTCGCGATATAAGTAACAGGATGAGTAAGAAGATACGTCCTGAAATCGCAGCTATGGATATATCCGAATCTGAGAAAGTTGCCCTATTGGATTTAGCCGCGCGTCTTCGTGCTGTGATGGGTAAGGCAGCTAGGAAGCGTGGTATAGACGCAGGTGATTTTGATGTTTTTGTAGAACAATCACAAAATATTCTTGACGGTAATTTAGAAGCGGTTGAAAAGTTTATCGCTCCATTCGCTGCGCAAATGACAGGAACTAAGGAGCGCGTGCGAAAAGCAGAAGCGCGTCGTGACCAACGGGCCAGAAGGATAGGTAAGACAGACGCAGAGATACTTAAGTATCGACCCAAGGGCGCTAAGCATCCTATGGAAGGGAAGATGACGTATCCTTTTGCTCAAGAAGAAATCAACAGGTTGGAGAAGGCTGGCGATATTACCCCCGAGGAGGCAGAGATTCGCCGTTTAGCGGTAAATAACGTTAGACGCATATTCCAAGGTAAGGCTGGACCAACTGTGAAGAGGACTATCACAGAAGCTGTCTATGGTATTGGAGCTTATGAAGATCTTGTGCCTTGGGCAGAGGTTTATACTGAAGAACAAGCGACAGACATGGGCGAGCGGGCTGAGGTAGCGCAGGCTGAGGCTACGCGCACGCGTTACGATGCTACTGATATAACCAATAAGCAAAAGCAAGCTTTATTGAAAGCTCCACCGACTGCAGATGAACTCCTGTGGGTTGAAAGCGGCGCTACGCCCTCGTTGAAAGGCAAAAGAGCAAGATTACTTTTCCTTCGTGCACCTGCAGAATTTAAGAATGAATCCGAACGCGCTGAACTTGCAAGGTTTAGGGAAAAGTTGGCCAAAAAAGAAACTTACACGGAATCTAAACCCGCTGATCCAGAAGCGTTAATAGAAGAGCTTAAGAAAGAAGGTCGATATACACGGTTAGCTCCTGGGCCCATTACGCGTTATAAAGAGAGCAAGAGTAGAGTAGAAAATTGGGAAGTTGCTCGTATGAATCGTATGTTATCAGATGATGTAGAAGATACTACAGAGATAGCTGGCGTTGAATACGACTCACAGGGTGAAGCGATAGATCCTTCGTGGTATCAATTGACAGACGAAGATGGTAATGCCGTAGAAACCCCTGAAGGTATCTTGGAGAGGAAGAAAGAGGAACTGTATCAAAGCGACTTAGATCCAGAGGGTGGAGTGTTGATGACAGGTGGTGTGCAATTAGTACCTGTAAAGTACAAGGGTATAACATATTGGACATCTCTAAACGACTTTGCAGAGTTAACGAAGGTACGTCCTACAGACGCTTGGCGTTATCAAAGAGAATCTATAATTAACATAAGTAAGGAGTGGCGGGCCTTAAGGATAAACAGTGATAGAAAAGCAAAAGACGAAAAAATAAAGAGAGTCATAGAAAAGGTTATCATTCCTCAATTATCTAAAGAAACGGGTATACAACATTCCGCAGATCATATGGTTCCCTTGCGTGGGTATGGGTTAGACTTCGCGTGGAATATGTTTCCGTTGCCAAAGAGTTGGAATGAATCCTTAAAGGATCGCTCTATACATGATTCTGAAAATAAACAGATACAAAAATTTACTAAATACTTAAAGAAGCATGCAGAAGATTCCAAGAAGTCTACTACGCAGATATACTTAGAGGCTTTGAAAGCTTCTGGTGCGTGGACCCCTAGCGAAAGTATAGAAGATATCGCAAAACGTATCAAGCCCTTTCCAGAACCAGAAATAGCGCCGGCTGCAATGAAGCAGTTAGCGGGTATACCTCGTATACTAACCGCATATGGTTATGTACACCCACAGGTTGAGCGGGCCAAGAAAGACGGTGAAGAGCTTCCATTTATTCCACAAGGGGCAAAGTTAGAAGATTGGGAAAAGGTTGTATTCGAAACCTATAATTTGGAACGCTTACGTAAACCACCCAAAGAAAGAGATTATACAGAACATTTCAACGATGGTTTTTGGTATAACATAACTAGCTTCTTATGGGGCAAGCCAGTACAAGCTATACGTGATTTTAATAAGGTAACCAGGTTTGGCACATCACAAGGTAATATAACGGCAGCAGATCAAATCGCCGACCTTATACAGCGAGCACATGTATCTGGAAGAAGGGCGGGAGGTTTAGAGACGGGTTCTGATCTCGTTCAAGACGTCTCCATGCGTTCTGGTGAATTTTATTCGACATTATCCAAGATATTTGCTCGCGTTACAGGACGTGATGGTGTAATAGACGATGCTACTAATCGTGAAATTATTGATTACTTAATAGATAGGCCGGTTACATTCTCTAGTAAAAAGATTGAAAGTGCCGCAAAAGAATTAAAGACTTTAATAACACGTATAGATACTTACGCAGCGGAGGAAACGGCAGGCCTTAAGAAGCCACTTAACTTACGTGGTGCCGGTGATACACATGTGCCACGTGTATGGAATATTGAATATCTAGCAACCCGCCAAGGTAAAGCTAAATTTCTGAGAGCAATTTCTAGCGTGTTCACGCCGCATGGTGGTAAGAGTACTATTTTTGAAGAAGCTGGTATAACAGTTGAAGATCTGTATAATGCAGTTATAAATAGTGGTGGCTTCGTACAGGGCGATTGGACTAATATTGTAGCAGATCAATTAAGAAGTGAAGAAGATATCAAAAAGGATAATTTAATCCAAGAGTATTTAGATTCGTTACCTACTGAAGCACTGATGGATGAGAGGTTGGTGCTTGATGATTTACAAGCGTTAATGCCTAGGTTTGTTCAAAAAGCTGTAGAGCGCACGGAATATTCGAAGCGCTTTGGTAGTAATGATGAATTGTTGAGAGCTATGATAAAAGAGGGCGTAGCACAGATACGCGCTCACAATAAGGAGGTATTGAAGCTTAAGAAAACTGATAGTCCTATGCCGTGGATGAGCGAAAAGCGCTTTGAGAAAGCTGTGTGGGATATGGCTAGAATACTACGTAACCAATATGGTTATGATGTGGCCAATATGGCGACAAGGAAGTGGCTGCAGCGTATCAGCAACACGCAGGTTTTATTCAAACTACCATTGGTAACTCTTGCATCTATGCCTGAATTCTTCACGCCTATGCTGCGAGGAGATGTCTCGCCACATCATTGGTTTATGGACTTCATGGCAGGTACAGCCTGGGCTGGGTATAAAGCTGCTAATGGATTATCTAAACTTATCTTTAACCAGCACTTACCTGCGATGCGCAAGTATTCAAAGGATATCGGCGGGGCAGGTATCATTAGTGACATACAACTATTACGTGAGTTGGGTATAGCTGATATTCAAGCTATGGGTGATTTAGTTGCTACAAGGTATTCTAATCCTAATTTCGCGCGAGGTGGTTTGCGAGCCGGTGCGAGGGGAGGTATTACGGGTAAGATTCCTAAGCGTGTGCGCGCTGTGTTCAATATGCAAGTCTTTATGCAAGCTACGATGCTTGTTACAATGACAGAGATGCAACAGTTGATGGCGTTGAGAAATTTTCAAAGACATACAGGGCGCAGAATCAAATTTGTTCAGAAACATTCGGGCAAAAGCTTAAGTGGCCGTCGCGCCAGATTGTATAAGCAATTTAAACAAGATCTTTTAGATTATGGCATTACAGAGGATATAGATCTTAGTACTGCTAGTGGACAAGCTGCTTTCAATGCTGGTGCTTTACGTTTTATAGACCAAGTTATTACTCGACCTAATGACGCGACTACGGCTAAGGCGTTTAAGAATCCGTTGATAGCCCCACTAGTCTTATTCAAGCGTTTTATTACCACGTTCGGTAATACATTGATGACTGCTATTGGTAATGATATGGCTACTAAGGTTGATAACGTAGAGCGGGCGAAACAGGTAGGCCGTGTAGCAGCCACAGCTATGACTATGTATGGTGCTGTAATGTTTGCCGAAATCTTAAGAGGCGTGATACGTGGTGATCTAGATGACGAAGATCTGGAAGTGATACCTGGAGATTATAAACAATTTGTACGCCGATTAGATAGAACCGGTTTACTTTCTGCTCCAGGTACGGCTTTGGTAAACCTTACCTTCCCATATAAGAGAGGGTGGTGGGATTCGACGCAAAGTCGAATTTTTGGGGAGATATTAGGACCAATAGGTGGCGATGCTTCTGCTTTTGGTGATGCTTTATTAAGTGACAAGGATAATGCGTGGCTAAGGCTTCTTAGTCAAACGCTTCCGTTATCTAAACAGGTTATGGGTCCAACTCTTTCTAGTGGCGGATCTTCATCAAGAAGCAGAAGGAGACGCAAACGTCGTAGACGTAGGCGTAAGAGAGATTAACTGCTGGGCCCTAGTCTCAGAAAGCGTTGCTCCCTGCGTGAGTACAGGCTAGGTGTCCCAGCTTAAAATACTTCTATGAAATCTACGTCTCCTGAGAAAGATGAGACTCTGTGTACACAACCTTTGGGTATAGCGGTAATACCGTAATACTCTTCTTCTGCTACAGTGTCTGCCAGTTTCAATACGCCTTCCTCTGACCAAGTAGATCGATTAAGGAAATAACCGATTTGGCTAACTTTCATAATGTTAACCTCATCGGCTGTATCCCAACCAGACGATTGAACAGTATCAAACCACTCAACCTTGACTAGTTTCACGCAGTTTCTTTCTCCTCTTCAGGTTCTACCACGATATACTTGACAGTGACATTACCTTTGTCGTCCTTTTCGTACTCAGTCCGATAGGTAGTTGGTACCATCTTATAAGTTGTGAACTCTGTTCCCTCTGCGGGCGGAACCGGTACTGTTATAGCATCTAACATACGGTCCATTACTGCGAATGGATTGCCCATTCCATAATCTAAAGCTCTGTTGAAAAAACGATCCATAGCACGAACGTGCTGGTTTTGTAGTACTAATCTCATAATACACCTCCTGTTACACCGTTAAATTTCACACGCGCCTGCGACGCATGCGTACTCCTGGCTACCTGTAGTATCATCAACCTGTTCTATCAGGTCATCCCAGGTAAGCTCTATTTTACCATATTTTTTGTTCCATTTCTGAAATGTCGTTTTAGATATATCCTCGTATGGCGCTGCTTGATACACGTGACCCTCATCAGCACTAGGTAAGAAGCTGATTCCATTGACTATATCGAAGTTCTCCCATATCCAAGCACCTACAGATGGCCACTCTGTCTCCTTAACATAACAAGTCATACTGGGTTTATGCTCGCAATAATGTAATGCGAACTTCTTCCATAGTGCTAACTGTTCCATAGCAGATACATCGTGACGCGTTATGGAGCTTGTAGCTTTCATAGGAAACTCAAACACCCACGCATCTTTGTTGTAAGGATCTTCTATGTATTGGATCCCGCTGCAGATAAGCTTTTGAGATAGCGGATCTTTCTTATCATTGCGTACACGACGGATGTAATATCGAGCGTGACGAGGATGAATCCCACTGCTGCT